ACGACTATCAAAAGCATCTCCCATATGAATAATAGTATCAATCCCATGCTGTTCCAGTGTTGGGAAAAAAACATTATTATAGAATTGCTCAAAATAATCTTGAAATAATCTTGAAGACTTTCTGGCAGACCAGTGAGTGTCTGTAATCAAACAAACTTTCAAAGTTTTTCTCCATTACTACACTTTAAATATAACACAGCTGACTCTAAAAAGTCAAGATTATCAAAAAACATTCCCAGACCAATATTACAATTCTTACATAATAACCCTCTCACTTTACCAGTTTGATGATTGTGATCTACTGCTAAATCCTTCCCAGTTGGACAAATTTGATTGCATATTTTACATTTATTATTTTGACTTTCCGATAAAGTTATATAATCTTCTAGTGTAATATTATAAACTCGTTTTAAATAAGAGTTCTTAACATCGGGTTTGTTATTTTTATAATATTCTCTACATTTAAGTTTAGATTCATCATTTTTATATTGCTCTTGATATTTTTCTGGATTTTGTTCTCTCCATTTATCTAATCTTTTTTTTGTCTTCTCTTTTGTCCTATACGGTTTCATCAATTCTTCATTATTAAGTTTTTCTAAACCAGATTTTATGGTACAAGGAGCACAATTAGAACTGGAAACATACCTTTCATAAGAACCACATTTTTTGCAAGAAGTTTCACTATTATACTTTTTTTCTCCGTTTTCTATTGCTTTAAGTCTATTTGCTCTTGATTGAGAATACTGATTAGGCATAATGCTCTATAATGTTTTTATTATTTATACACTATGGAGCATCAGTTACGAAGTTTCGAATAAACGGAATCTTTGATTGAATTATAGTCTGAATAGTTTCCGTTGTCAACCGTATTGTCGTCAGTGAAAACATCTGAATACCCAGAACGTTCAAGAATTTTATTTTTAATTTCTAACTGACGTTTTTCTCTTTGAATGCGACGAAGAAATGCAAAGTGAATGATTTGAGTAAAGTATGCAAAAGGGTTTTGTGATCTTTCTGGATTAAAGTTATGAATGTATTGAACGCAATTTTCAATGCCATCAGAAATCATATCTTCCTTAAACATATAGTTTACGAAGTTTGGTTTAAAGGAAAGGTGATTTGCAATCTTCAAAAAACACTCTCCAACATATCTGGGGATTTGAGGTTTTGTTTCCCATCTTTTTGCTCTATCTTCTTTCAGAGGTTCTCTTCCATGTAGTTGAATAAAAGTAATCTCCACATCCTCACGATACTTGATGAGTGCTGCAAGAAACTCCTTGTTATTAACGTAATGCTCTGACCTTTTTCTCTTGGCCATAACTGCTGTGGTTATCATAAGTTTTTATCATTATTATGTAGATATTATAACACTTATGTAAATGGTTGACAAGGTTTCAGAAACTCTGTATAATAACCTTTGTGAGGGTTCATAAGTTATATCTCTTTAATACTTTAAGAAAGCTTAAAGATCTTTTCTAATATTTCTTTAGCATCATTAACATTAGATATGTATCCCATTCTACGTGTAATCCTTGACTCATTATTTTTTTCTTTACCAGATTGACGAACATAAGATTGATACATCATTATCATTTCAATATCAGAAGACTCTGAAAGAGTAAGAACGTCTTGTAAGTTAATAATAAACATGTCTTCTGTAGTAGTCTTTAACCAGGGTTCTATTTTATATCCCACTGTTTTAGATCTATTTTTTATTTCAGAAACTACTATGGGGTTCGAAACAATTAACATAGTTCTATCATTTTCTTCTGAAGCTGCCACCTTAGCAAATATTTCTTCACCTGTTTTTAATTTAAGAGTGCAGTAAAAATCCTCTTCTATCATTTCTTTAATTGTATTGTGGTAATTTCATAGTTAAAATTTTCTTCGTTATATATTTTTATACGTTCAATAAGATGATTTAAAGTATAGTTTTTTCTTGATTTATAAGTACAATCATCAGAGATGTCGTACAAGATTGCTTTAGTTTTATTTTTTCCTTTTCTAAGTACTCTTCCAATTGATTGAAGATTTCGTATTCTTGATTTAGATGGAGAAGCAAAGATTACATTATGTAGCATCTTAATATTTATTCCAGTACTAAAAACACCATAAGAAGCAACAATAATTGCGTTGTTTTCTCTTTCTGTAATTTCTCTTACCAACTCTCTTTCTTCAGTATCCACTCCACCATGAATAAAAAATACTTTACGTTCACCTTGCTTATGAGTATTTATCAGTTCGTAAAGTATTGCTCCGTGAGTTTCTACTCGACTATAAAGAACTAAAGTATTTCCTTTTAAATCTAAAGAAAGATTTGTGATAAATTTATTTCTCTGTTCATGACTAATTAGATATTGGATTTCATCTTCATAAGTTTCAAATTTTCGTGGTAAGTGCTTAAGAACAAGACACTGAATATTCAGTTCAGAAATATATCCTTGTTCCATCAACTCTATTGTTCTTGTAACTTTATATGATGGTCCAAACACACCTTCCAAAACCCATTTATGAGTTTGAGTTCCATCTAGAGTTCCAGTAAACCCAAAACGATATTTTGCATGATGAAGTTTGGTCATTATTTCAATCAATGATTTGCTCTTGAATAAATGAGCTTCATCACCTATAATAACTCCATAATCTTCAAAAAATGAACGTTCTAGTTTATATACTGATTGCCATGTTGTAATAGTAACGGGATGTTCATTTGTTTTTTCTCTTCCAGAATAAATGCGATGACAATATGATTCAACATCCCAACCATAATCCCCAAAATCCTTGTACATTTGCTCTACAAGAGATGTCGTTGGAACAACTAAAAGAATTTTTTGCCCTCTCTCAACATAATATCTTGCAAGAGAATAAATCATCAGAGATTTGCCACTCGCAGTGGGGCTTATCAATAATTTTCTATTGTGTTTTAAAGCATCGTATACTCCATCAATTTGATAATCTCTAGGAGAATGAGAACATATAGACTTCATATAGTCTTTTACACCCTCAAATGATATCATATCATTTATTTCAAAGGGTTGACCATAAAATTTATTTTCTTTAAACTCATATGTATAATTATGAAGAGTGAGTTTATCAATTATTTTATCTAATAAACCAACGTAAATTTCTCCAGTATGAGTGCTTAACAAACGAATCTTTCCATCCCAGTGCCTACTTCTATACTGGGACATAAATTTCGCAGACTCAACTTCAAATGTAAAGTATGGTTGAAGTTCGTATAAAATGTGTGGATCACAATGAAGTTTTAGATGCACTTCATTTTTCTTTTCAATAATTACGTCACTCATAGTAATCATAATACTATGAGTATTTATTTAACTCAATCCAGCAGTAAATCTCATAAACTCGATGGCATTCTTAATTTGATAAGTTCTATTCGATATCATTTTGAGAATACTATCAACATATATGAGCATTGTTTCGTAATAATCAACCTTTAATGAAGATTGTGATAACTTTTCGTCGGAGTCTAAGTATCCTTGAAGTGTTTCTTTATCTCTGACTTTTTTTGGAAATGGGTTTTCTAGATAAACATCAGGATCTGCTTTACCTGTAAAATATTCGTACTTTTGATGTCTAATATTTTTTTTCTGTTGTTCTGCTTTTTTCTTTAATAAAAGAATTGTGTTATGAATTTCAAAATATTTTGAATGAAGAATTGGAATATTTAAAGATTCTGTATGAAGATTGTCTGGATCTATTTTGGAATCTTGCTCCCACATTCTTTGAATTGCATCAAGGTCTAAACTCATAAAGGATTTCCGCCTAGATCTACTATATTGTAGATAGTATACTTGAAACTCACGTCTGCTGTAAAGTACTGAACATCAGTTGCTGTTGCATCAAACGATAAAGTTCCTAATGAATATGGAAATAAATCTTTAAATATAATTTGAAAATTTGGAACTGATGAACTTGTTAAAATTTGAAGTGTTCCATCAGAGTAAATATTTTGTCTATCGTTTAAATAGTTTCCTTTAGCTATTCCAGATCTATTTAAATCTCTAAATTCCTGCACTTCCTCTGGGTATCCAAGTCCACGAATCCAATTTTGAACCTCCATATAGTTTTCTAAATCTTCATCTACAAGAAATCTTAAAGAAAAATCACCAAAGACTATTTTATCCCCTGGAGTATCAATATCTTTTAAATAAGATGGTTGAATAGCAATTCCTAGATTTAAATCTGGAATATTTGCAGAGTTACAAAAGAATGAAACTTTAGGAGCTCTTTTTAAAGAAAATTTAAATCCTGTAGGAGATAAAAAGTTTCTATTTTGTGGTTGATTGGATGACATTACTTATATCCTCATTCATTAATAATAGTGCCGTACCATTCTTCACTCATACCATTAATAATTAAATCAGCAGACTCTTTGTCTTGAGCATAACCTTCCCTGATTAAATGCTCAACAATAATATTATACTTTTCAATTGCTTCTTTTGTTTCTCTTGGTGTTGATTTCATTTTAATTATAATATCCTTATTTTTATTTAGATAAAAAAAAGACCTCCCGAAGGAGGTCTCGTATAATCTTGTGAGAAAGACTTACATGAGATTTTTGACCGCAACTCTACGATAGTAACGGTTTGCATTAATTGAAAGACCACCAAGACCTGCATTAGTACCCTCAGCGAATGGGTTTGCAACCATTCCGTAACGGGTCTTAAATCCAATTTTTGGTTGGAAGTTGTTCTCACCAACGGCACGAACCATTTGGAGGGGAACATAAGGGCAGTAGAAGAGTCCTGCATCATAAGGAGAAGAACCCTTATAACCAACAACATAATACTGGTTGCCAGGAGTTCCGTTAGCGGTTGTCAGGTTAGCAGCATATGGGTCAATGTATACACGGAATTTGCCCATTAAAGTACCAGCAAAAGTATTGCCAGTATCATCAACGTTCAGATTGCTGTTGAGAGCAGGAGTATAGTCAAGAACGCCAGCCATAGTCAGTGCTGAAGCAACATCCGCAGAGCACAGGATGATGTTGCCCTTTCCACGACGAGTTCTTTGTGCGATTGCATTAGCATCACGCTCAATTTGGAATAGAAGACCCTTGAACTTCTCAACTGACCAACGACCATTGGAGTCAATATCCAAGTCGAAGATACCAGGTGTAGCAACGTTTTGTACTGCACCCTGTTCAGCAACCTTATAGACGGTTCTGATAACTTCACGGTTGATTTCAGCAAGAATCTCTGTAGAGAGAATGTTTGCTAATTCTGCTTCAGCATTCAGACCGTGAATTGCCTTGAGGTCTTGTGCGAGCTCAAGTGAATACTCAGCTTTCAGAGCACGTGACTTTGCAGTAACGGTGACTTTCTCGATTGAGAATGCCATCTGGTTGAATGCATCACCTTGTGTACCATCAAGGTTCTCAGCAGAATCTGTACGTAGACCTTGACCTACGTTATATGCTGTTGAAGTAGCAGTACCAACTGGGTTTAGAACTGAAGGATTAGTACCACCTTGTGTAGTAGTACCCATACCAACGGCGCCGTTGCTAAATCCATTAGCATCATCAAGTCCTGCTGGTTGACCAGAGAACGAAGAATCTGCTTCGTTGAAGAATGCTTCATTACCACTTTGGTTCACATAACGTGAACGCATTGCAAAGATGAGTCCAGTAGGACCACTCATTGGTTGAACGCCTGCAATATCATAGGCGATCAAATTAGGCATTGAACGTCTGATCAATGAGATCAGAACGGGATCGAAACCTGCAGTAGGGCCAGTGCCACCTGCATTTGTGTATCCACCATTACCAACTGAGTTGGTTGGTGCTTCCGTCAGGAATGAACCTGCGGTTTCGAAAGAGGATTGCTCTCTTAAAAATCTTTCTTGGTTTTCTAACAGGACTGCGGTTACAGCTCTACGATGTGAATCTTTGATTGAATCAAGACCCTCATAATTGAGAAGAGGTGCCCACTTTTCCTGCAGATGCTCTGATTGGAACATTTGCTTTTACCTTTGTTAAGTG